TTGGAGGCCTTCACGGCGCGGTTCGTCTCCGACGTGGTGGAAAAACTGCTGGATGTCCCCGATCCGGTGGTCTTGACTTATCGCACCGACGATGAGTACCACGCGGCGCATCCCGAGGTCCCGCTGCCGGCATCTTGGCACCGGGCCGTGATCGCCCGGGTGGCTCAGGAGGTGCCGGCGCTGTCCATCGTGTACGCGAGCGACATCCCCAAGACAGCCCGCGCATTGCAGTAAATGCTGCACCCCTGTAGTATTTACTGCATGGCAGACGTGTATTACCGAGTCCACTGGTCGGACTGCCCGCCCCTCTCCCCAGAGAACGCCTGGTCCGCCCTCTGGGGCACCCGCCGCACCCCGGGCGGCGCGCAGACCTACTGCGTCGCCTGCGACGGCACCGGCCAGGGCACCCGCCACTGCACCGCCTGCGACGGCACCGGCTGGACCATCGAGGACCGATGCCGACGCTGCGACGGAACCGGCATCCTCGACGGGTGCGAGTCCTGCGACGGCGAGGGCGTACACGACTGCCTGCCCGGCTACTCATGCTTCGCCGACCCACAGAGCCTTCTCGACTACTTCGCGGCGCGCCCCGGCACCGTCGAGGACGACGACACCGTCGTGATCTTCGAAGGCGAGTACTGCGGAACCGGCTTCGACGGCGAAGACCTCGCCGTCCCCACCCGCATCATCGAGGAGGTGNCATGGAGCNNATTCCGGGCCCGGATGAGCTGACCGAGAACGACGTCGCACGTCTGCTGCAACTGTACGGCGGGCGCGAGGGGCAGGATCGGCTTGTTCTCGCCGCACACCGGCTCGGCTTCTCCGCAGCGCGCATCCACTGGCTGAGCGGCATCGCACGGGACACCGTGGCCCGCATCCTCAAACGCCACGGCGTCGTCTCATAGCAACTGTCCATCTGTTCGTAGTGAGGGCACCGTACCGTCGTACCGTCACACGTGCCGGTGCCCGATCACCGCGGCCAGCTCGGCCACCCCCTCCACCCGCGGGTACCGCTCCACCAGCTCCGCCGCGATCGCGCGCACACTCGGCCGGTCCCGCACCTCGGCCGGCGCATACGCGCACGCCGCGCGCAACGCCTGCACCGTCTGCTCCACTTCCCCGGCCGGCCAGGCGACCCGCGCGATATCCGTCCAGAACCTGCCCCTGCGCTCCGGCGTCGGAAACATCTCCTCCCTCAGCCGCAGACCGGCATGCAGCCCCGCCCCCGGATCCCCGAGCACACGGTTGAGGGTGACCTGGTACAGCTTCACGAACGGCAGCGCCACCTCAGCCTGCCCCGGCGGCAGGCGGCGCGCCGCGCGCTCCGCCTCGCCGAGCCGCTCAAACGCCCGCGGCCGATCCCCCGCGCCGGCCAGCGAGTAGGCGGCGGTGCACATCAGCCGCACATACATCCCCACCTGGCTCGGGGTGCGCAGCCCCGCCGACTCCAGCCGCCCGGCCGCGCCGTCGACCACCCGCAGCGCCTGCGGGAACCGGCCCGTGGTGCGCAGCATCATCCCAAGCGCCCGCGCCGACGCGCCCATAGCCACTGCGTTGTCCGACCGGGCCGACATCATCACCGACCGGTCCGCCGTGATCCGCGCCGCGCTCTTGTGGCCGATCTTGTTGAGCGTGTCCGTGGCCAGATCGTGCGCGGCGGCCGCGAGCGCCCACGCCGCCGGCGTGTCCAGCCGCTCGGCGGCCTCCCGCGCCACCGCCAGCGTGCCCGGCAGCGCGGCCATCAGCGCCGTGAGCGCGCTCGTGTCCCACAGCCGCCGCGCCTCCGCCAGGCGGCGCCGGATCTGCGGCAGATCCTCCGGCCGCTCCACCTCCGGCGGCACATCCAGCGCGTCATCCAACGCGAGCACCAGGCTCACCGGGATGCTCGCAGCCGCCGTGGCCAGCAGCGCTCGCCGTCTCATCGGATCGTCATCCCCCCCACCATCTGGCCCCGCCGCGGCGGGCCGGTTCCTGAGCTGGTCACGCGACACCCCATACACGCGGCACAGCGCGGCCTCATACTCCCCCGACGGGGAGCGCACGCCGTGCTCCCACCGGCACAGCATCTGCTCCGTCACGCGCGGAGCCGGCTCGCCACGCTCGGCGGCCAGGCCGCGTATGCGCCCGACCACCTGCGCGCGCGTCCACCCGTGGGCCAGCCGCCACACCTCAAGCGGCAGCAGATGCGGCAGCTGCGCGGCGATCTCCACCGCGATCTGCCCCGGCGTGTCCCCTGCCCGCGCGCGGGCACGCTGGATGTCGCGGGCGCGGCGCGCCATCTGCGCGCGCTCCCTCCTGCTGATCACCGCCATCGGTGGCCCTCCCCGCGGCCGCGTGACCTGCACCGGATGGAGAGTAACCCTCCGGGCACGCTCCGCGCATTGCCCCGCGCGGCAATAACCCGCTCCCGGCATTGATCCACCCGCCGCCGCGGGCGGATCGTCGAAACGCAAACCATCCCATACCGAGCAAGGAGGGCACATGACGGCCACCATCGCCACCCCGGCCGACGTCCGCACCCTCATCACCCCGCAGCTGTTCACCCGCCTCACCAGCCGAATTGCCGCAGACCACCCCGACCACGCCCACCACGCCGACCAGATCATGGAGCAGGCCCTGGCGTTCCTCGCCGCCTGCGCCGCCCGCCCCGGCCTCGGGCTCGCCCCGTCTGAGCTCGTGGACATCGGCTGGCACACCTTCATCCTCTACACCCGCGAGTACGCCGAGTTCTGCCACCGGATCGCCGGCCGGTTCATCCACCACGCCCCCAACGACATCCCCGGGATGCCGGGCGAGGGGCTGACCGCCTCGGCTACGGTGCAGGTGATGCGGGACCTCGGCCTCCCCGTCGCAGAGGAGCTGTGGACCTGCAGCGGCAGCTGCAACCAGCAGTGCCAGTCCGGCAAATGCCACCAGTGCCACGCCGGCTGTTACGACAGCCCGCTCGGGAAGTGAGTGTGCCCAGATTCCAGTGGTGTGACCTGCCCGCCGCCGCACGGGACGCGGTGGAGGACCGGTTCGGCCCGGTACGCCGCGCCGTGTCCGCCGGGCCCGGCCTCACCCCAGGCGTCGCCGCCCACCTGATCACCGCCTCGGGCGGCGTCTTNCTCAAAGCAATTCCGCTGCGCTCACCCGCGCTCGGCCACTACGAGGCCGAGCGCGGCGTCAACACCGCCCTGCCCGCCGGCGTGCCCGCCCCACGGCTGCTGTGGAGCGGCCGCGCCGGCGGCTGGCTGCTCCTGGTGTTCCGGCACCTCGCCGGTGCTCGCCACGCCGACCTCACACCCGGGTCGCCGGACATCCCCCGGGTGCTCGACACCATCACCGGACTCGCCGCGGCACTGACCCCCTGCCCGTACCCGGACGCACCAGACATCACCGGCAAGATCAGCGGCATGCGTCGCCGGGTGCTGCAGCTCGGCGTCGGCACCGCCGAGCTGCAGCACCTCGAGCTCGGCGTGCTGCGCGGCACCACCCTGCTGCATGCCGACCTCCACGACGGCAATCTCCTCGTCGCCGGCGGCCGGGTGCACGTGATCGACTGGTCGCTCGCCTGCCGCGGCGCGGCGTGGGTCGAGCTGGCGCTGCTCGCGCCGCGGCTCGTCGCCGCCGGCCACCCGCCGCGCCAGGTCGAGGCGCTCCTGTCCAGCGCCCCGGCGTGGCGGGACGCACCGGCCGACGCCGTGGCCGCCCTCGCTGCCGTCAGCTGGGCGTTCTCGACCGCGATGGCCGAGCGCGGCCCGCACGAGCTGCGCGCGCGGCGCCGGCGCGCCGCCGACGCCGCCGCCGCGTGGCTCACCTACCGCCGCGAGCTCAGCGGACACCTCTGAGCTCGCGCGCGAGCACATCCTCGCGGGTCAGGTCGAAATGACCGCACCCGAGCGCGGCGAACGCCACACCGCCCGCGCCGTGCCGCCGCGCCGCCTCCCGCATCGCCGGCACATGCCCCTCATACGAGGCCGAAACCACCACCCGCACCGTGCGCGCCACGCGCGCGACCGCGGCGAGCCGCTCCCCGAACTGGTCATAGCCGTCCGGCCGCCAGTAGCCGAGCATGTCCCGCGCCAGCCGCCGAAGCTGGGCAAAGTCCTTCTCGGCGATCTTGCTGACGTACGCGCACACGGCGGCCAGCTCTTCTGTGGCCTGGGCGCCGCTGACCAGCTGTTTGAGCGCCGGCAGCGGATCGTCCGGGTCGGCCGCCGCAATCAGCCGCGAGATCGTCATCGTCGACTGGTTCACGTTCGGATCCAGCAGCAGGGCGCCCTCGAGCCGGGCCACCACCGGCCCGTTCGCCGCCCAGTGCTCGGCGAGCCTCAGCACCAGGTCGGCGCCGAGCGAAAACCCGGCGAGCACCAGCCTCTTGCCGGGGTTTTCGGCGGCGACCTCGGCGAGCGCACCGGACACCAGCTCGACGTGCTCCGCCAGCGTCACCGGCCGGCGCGGGCGTGGCTCGGCCGGGTCGAACCCTTTGAGCGTCAGCGCGATCTGGTGGTGCTCGGTGTCCCATTCCAGGTAGCCGCGGTAGTCGTCGGCGTCCAGGCCGAGGCCGTGCAAAAACACCGTCACGGTGGGCGATTCTGCGCGCCGCTCGAGATAGGCCAGTTTCGTGATCATCGTTTCCGTGTGGTCGTGGAAAAGGCCCCCGGCTCCAGATTCCGGAGCCGGGGGCCTTACCCGAGTGTGAGCGACGAGAGTGAGTGGCTAGGTCAGCTGGCGTCCCGCGGGCCGCGCGGGTTGGCCGGCGTGGTGCGGGTCGACTGCGACGCCGGGCTGGCGGTCTGCGACGGCTCCGGGGTGGCGGTCTGCGACGGCACCGGGGTGGGCACCGGCTTGACGCCGACCTGCTTGCACTCCACGACCCAGGTGCCGCGCCACTTGCCCGTGGCCGCGCAGTGCTTGGTGACGGAGCCGTCCCGCAGGTAGTACGGCGCCGGCCGCACGTCGGCCGGCTTCGGCTGGGGCTTCGGCTGGGCGGGGGCGACCACGATGCGCTCCTCCCGCCAGGTGCACGGGCGGCGCTTGGTGGCGAGGCGGACGGTGCCCTTGGTCTTGTGCGCGCACAGCGTCCAGGTCGTGACGGCGGGCTTGTGCGGCTTCGGCTTGGCGGGGGCGGTGGCGGCCGCGGCGGAGGGGACGGTGGTGATCAGAGCCGCGGCACCAAAAACCGCGGCGAGGATACGCTTACGGGACATCATGGTGAATCTCCAGAGAAAATAGGGGATCCCCAAGCCATCTGGGCTCGATGTGACAATCATGCCACGGCCCAACCCCACACGTCCGGCATTTCCCGAAATACACAAACCCGTTACCGGCACGCCAGAAAATGATCACAGCCTGCCCGGCGAAATAGACATACGGCGCACAAAACAAAAAAGGTGCCCTGCCCGCCCCACAAGGGGCAGGCAGGGCACACCACATCACCCCCGCAGAGGAGGCGACGCGGACCCGGTCATCACGAGCCGGGCAGGCGGACCACCGTCGAATCCTCACCCTTCTGGTAGGTCGGCTGAGCCTTCCACCCGAGCAGGGTGCCGACCCACGGCCAGCGGGCCTCCAGCAGCCTGACCACCGTGTAGTAGCCGCTGATCAGAGCGGCCACGACAACCGCGGTGGCCGGCTCGACCGGCACCTCGACACCGAGGCTGGCCAGCCAGTTGACGACGACAGGCACCCAGACGGCGACCTGGGTGCGGATCCAGGCTGCGATCCAGTCAGACAGGGACACGGCAGGTCCCCCCTTTCAGCATCAGCGCAGGTAGTAGCCGCGGCGGAAATCCCAGCTCTTGGACTTCTCACTGNCACCGAGCTTGATCCACACCTGGTCGCGGGCGTTGTTCAGGAAATGGCCGTTGTAGCCGCAGCCGGCGGTGTCACCCACGCCGTGGTTCATGTACACGGCGTGAATCCGGTTGCCGAGACCGAAGGTCCGCGGGGTGCCCTGGCCGACGTAGACGCGGATCGTGTGCCGCGGCTGCAGCAGCAGCTCGCCGTCGACGGTCTCAGTGACGCCGGGGAGCTCGGTCACCGTGTAAATGTTGCACCCCTTGTCGTTGGTGGCCCGGTTCGCTCGAGCCCACGAGTCCTCCACGACCAGGCCCTTGACGTTGACCGCAGACTGGCCGACGTTGCTGACGTCGATGTACTCCTGGTTACGGTTCCAGAGCCGGTCGGGCCCGACGGCGTTGTAGCCGACCTGCCCGATCACCAGGCCGNNNATGTCGGCGCGCGCCGCCGCGTGGGCGGTGGGCGCGGTGAGAGCCATCAGCAGGACAGCGATGATGGTCAGCGTGATGCCGCTAAGGATCTTCTTCATGGTGATCTTCCTCGATCGATCGGGGACAAAAAAGGGAGGAAAGCTCAGGTAATCGGGGCAGTCCACGCCGCAGCCCAGGTCTGCGGCCCCACGATGCCGTCGACGGCCAGGCCCTTTTCGCGCTGGAACGCCAGGCAGACCTGCCGCGACTGCGGGCCGTACGCGCCGTCGACGTCGATGCGCCACCCCCGCCGGCGCATCTGGCTCTGCCACGTGCGCACGTCGTCCCCGCGCACCACCGGGGGGTAGCGCAGGTAGCGGCCCGGCCACGGCGGCACCGAGCTCGTCGACGAGCTCTTCGGCGCCGTCTTCGCGTCCGGGCGAGGTGCGCCCCGCCGCACCCAGGCATACAGCGCCTCGCCCGGGCAGGCGGTGGCGTACCCGTCGCGGTGGCCCTTGATCTCCGGGCCCGCCCCGCCGACCTGGCGCAGGTACTCGATGGCGTCACGGATGCCGTGCAGCATGTCGTCGGGCGGCTCGACGAGGCCCGAGGCGCCGACGAGCCCGAGCACGGCGTAGTGGCCGGAGTTGAGGCCGGGACCGTTGGCGGCCGGCAGGCGGTTCGGACCCCGGCCGACGAAGACCTTCCGGTGCGGGCAGACGACCAGGCTATAGCCGATGTCGATCCACCCATTGCCGTCCATGTGGCCGTTCTGGATCTGCCGGACCAGGCGGGCGCACTTGGCGTGGTCGTCGAGGATCGCCGGATCGACCCGGCCTCCGGTGTAGTGAACCTTGACGCCCTTAGTGGACCGCAGGGTCGTGTAGGAACCCTTAGGGGGGCGGGCTCCCCATTCAGCGCGCGACACAAGGTCGATGGCCATCAAATCCCCTTCTGCCGATGCTGCTCGAGGTGGGCGGCGAACTGGTCTTCGATCCGGCGCACACCACGCTCGAGCCGGTCGACGACATCCCGCAAAGACGCACCGTGGTTGGGGTGGAGCTCAGCCTCAATGACGACGAGGCGCTCCATGACCCCTGGGCGGCCGGGGACGCCGGGGCGGTCGGGCTCGCCCTGCCAGTCGTCAAGGAAATTCGTCACCCGCTTCCACGTGTGCAACATCCACCTCACCGCCCGTCCGAACATCCCCAGGAGGCCCAGGCCACCCGCGACGATCCCGGCGGCCACGAACACGTCCAGCCACCATGTCCCGGTCATGCCCCCCCCACTTGCGCGTGCGCTGTCCCGGCAGTAGACAAAAGGCGAATCCCCCCAACCGGTGAGGTGTCCCAATGACTCAAGACCAGCCGCTACGCACGTCGGTGACCAAACCAGCCTGGACGGTGGGCGAAATCGCCTGGCTGGTGATCACCCTTGGCCTGGCCTATCCCTGGATATGGCTACGCCGGCGGCGCCGCACGGTGGTCACGCGTCACTACCGCTGACGCCGTCCCCGTCGGCGCGCTGCAGCCGGTCGAGCTCGGCGCGCAGCCGATCCACCTCTTTGCGGAGCTGCTCGAGCTCAGCGGTGAGTTCGTTCGACTTCGCCGCCCACTGCGCCGCTTCGTCGAGCGCCCGGTTGCGCTGCGCGACCACCTGCTCTAGGACTGCGGCCAGGGACACGGTGCTCTCACTCACCGGCGGTCACCCCCTTCATCGCCGCCTCGAACGCCTCATGCTCCTGTAGCGCGCGAGCCTGCATCTGTTCCTGGACCTGCATCCTGGCGATCTCGGCGAGCTGCGCGGCCTGCCGGGCACGGCGGGGATCGACCCTCGCGATCATGTCGGCCTTGACCGCNTCCAGCATGCTCACGCTCGCCGGGGCGGCCAGGGCCCGCGCGGCGACCGTCGTGCCCGGCCGGATACCCGAGGCCCGCGCCGCCGGGGCATCGGAGACGATCCTGTGCACCCGCTTGAACGCGGCCAGGTGCTCCTTGCACAGGCGACGCGCCGCCTCGGCCGGCATCTCGTACGGGTTCATGGCCACCTGCCGTTCCATGCCCTGGGCCGCGAACGGGTCGGCGGCGCGCCGGGCGACCTCCTGCATGGCCGGGAGGTGGATAAGGTACTCGAACGCCGCCTCGGCGTCGTCTGGGTCGGCCGGGTCGAACCCGTGCGCGGCGGCGAAATCCGTCAGCATGTCCTTCGGCATGGACACGCTGTAGGTACCATCCGGTGCGTACTCGCTGGGCACCTGATAGACGAGCAGCCACCGGTCATCCTGGCTGTCGTCGGCAACGTCCGTAAGCACCCAATCCATCACACCCGCACCCCAAACCAGTTGATGTGGTCGGCGGAACTGGTGAGGCTCGGGCCGCCCCACACCCAGCTGAACGAGCCGGGGGCCACGCCGGTGATGTTGAACGCGTAGTTGTTCGCGCTTCGGACCATGGCGGCAGGATACGGCGTACTCGCGTAGGTCGGGCCGTAGAAAATGGTGCCGGCCGTGCCGGAGACCATGACCCGCCCGCCCACGAATGCGCTGGTCGAGAAACCCGCGGTGAATTTACCCAATACCCTGACGTCCGCTCCCGAGATGGTGAGCGCACTGTCGGAGGTGACGTTCACCTGGCCGGAAGACTGGACGGTGACAGTGCTCCCTGAGACGGTCGCGGTTTGCTGCGCCGAGACGTTGACATCCTGCTGTGCCGTAACGATCGCGTTTTGCTGCGCCGTAACGGTAACGGTGGTGGTGGTGGACCGCACCGTCGCCGAACCCCCCTCCAGGGTGGCGACCCCGAACTCCGATAGGTGCACCTGCGCGTTCGAGAAAGACCCCCCGTCGCCGTTGCGCAGATAGCAGAAACCGGACCCGAGGAACAGCTCGCCGCGGCGGGAGTTCATCCCGATGCCGGTGCGGATTCTCAGCTCGGCCTCGTTCGTCAGCGAGGGCGGCGCGGAAATGGTCGTCTCATTTGTGCCGCTCGACGGGTAGAACTTGATCTCCGGGTCGGTCGAGCCCGCCGGGTTGACTACGATCCTCCGCCCGCTGGGCGCCGACCGCAGCTCGCCCTGGATGGTGGCGTTGCCCGAGCTGGTGATGTTCACCGTCTGCGTGCTGCCGCTGTAGGCCCGAAAGCCAGACGCGTCGAACTCGACCCGCGACCCGCTCGCCGCCGACCGCAAGGTGAAGCTGCCGGAGCTGGACAGGTTCACCGTCTCCGTGCTGCCGCTGTAGGCCCGAAAGCCAGACGCGTCGAACTCGACCCGCGACCCGCTCGCCGCCGACCGCAGGGTGAAGCTGCCGGTATTGCTGAGGGTGACTAGCTCGGTACCGGCCGAGTTGTAACCGTGCAGGCCGGTCGCGTTCAGCTCCACCCGCTGGCCGCTGGACGCCGTGCGGATGCTCGCCCCGATCAGCCAGTTCGAGCTGATCGTGCCAGCGCTGACCTTGCTGACGGTCAGCGAGCTGATGTGCGCATCGTCCAGCAGCAGCGCGCTCGAACTCACCGCGGCCGATGGCGCCGACGCGTTACCCGCCCGGTCCACGGCGACCACGCGCACCCACCGCGGCGAATCGTCCGGCACCTCCACCGTGGCGACCGCAGGGATCTGGGCCTGAATCATCCCGGCGTTCGCCGGCACCGAGCCGGCGAGCGTCGTGTCATCCGGGGTGAAACTGCTGCTGGTGCCGACGTGGATGTCCAGGTGGTCCAGGTCGAGCTCCAGATTGAAGGTGCCGCCGGTCGCCCGGCCGAGCTCGTGCCGGATCTGCAACGCCAACGGGGAGGCGGCCACCATGGGCGGTGCCGGGGTGGACGGTGGGATCGTGTCCGGGCTGGCCACCGCGGTCTCCACCGCCGACCACGCGCCGGCGTGGCCGGAGGTGTCCACGAGGCGGATGCGGAAGTCGTACTCCACCCCAGGGGACAGATCATTGATGATGGTGCTGGTCGCACCCCAGGGGGCGTACTCGGTCTGCCACTCGCCGGTCCCGCTCACCCGGTACTGGATCTCGTAGTGGTTGCCGTCGAGGATCGTCGAGCCGTCCTCGTTGAGCGGCGTCTGCCAGGTCAGCAGCATTGACGCCCGCGTGTTGCCCTCGGCGTCGACGTAGGAGCTGGTCTGGAAGGGCAGCACCCAGGCGACCTGGCCGGGGATCGTGCTGTCCACCACAGGCCGGGGGCCCACCGGCTCGAAACCGGTGCTGGTCAGCCGCCGCCCGAGCGAGCCCACCCCGATCGTGGTCTGCCCGGTCTCCCAGCGCACATAGTCGGTTAGGTCATACCAGGTACCGTCCTGATGCCGGTAGGCGACCGTCATTCCCTCAGTGACCGGCCACGACGCCTCCACCGCCCGGAGCACAATCGGGTTGATCCGGTGACCCCGGAACGTGATCTCCACGTCCAGGTCGTACAGGCCGGCGTCCGGGTCGTAGACGTACACGTTGTCCCCGGGCACGAACGACCCGTCCACGATGTACTCGCTCGTGGAGAGCCGAAGCGCGTTCCTGGTCCCGGTGAACCGGTTGAGCTGCAATTGGGCGCGCGCCTGCGCGTTGCCGGTCGCCGTGCTGGACTCGCTGATGAGCCTGGTGCGCCGCACCGGCTGGCCGCGCAGGTCCTTGTAGGGGTTCGCCGTAATGTCGGCGCTGCCGGTGGCAATCGCCGCGCCCTCGCCCTCCGCCAGCAGCACGACCCTAGTCGTGTAATCCTCGACGTCCTGAGTGAGCTGCATCTCGCCCGGCAGGCCCGTAAGGCGAAGGTCTCGGCCCTCCGCCCCCTTGCGGACGATCACGCACGTCGGCGTCGACCGGTACAGCTGCGCCTGCGTGCCGGCGTCGAGGGTGCCGTCCCCGTTGACGCGGTACTCGGCGCCGAACACCTCACAGATGTAGGCGATGGCCTTGCGTTTGCTTTCCCACTGGTGGCGGCCGTTGTAGGTGCCCGGCACGCTGTGCAGGACCCCCTCCACCACCGCGGTGGAGGACCCTAGGATCGCCCGGATGCTGTTAGCGAACGTCTGGTTCTCGATGACGACGGGGGTTTCGAGGATTTCACCCTTGTCGTCCGAGTCCCCGAGCCAGACCTCCATGCCCTGGCCGCCGATCACTAGACGGTCCTCGTCCGCCTCACGGCGGGTGAGCACGCCGACATAGCGGGCCATACGCAGCAGCTGGTCGCCGTACTCGGCGGGGCGAACCCGGCCGGGGATGATCGCGACGTGCCCAAAGTACTGCAGGCGGTCGGTGAGCTCGCGCGGGGCGTCCACCAGCTGCACTGACCAGGAGCCGAGCCCCATGACAACCTCGGTGACCGGCACGGTTACCTCCTCACCGCCGTCACAACCTCGGGCAGGGTGCCGATGTACTGGTCGCGCAGCGCCGTGGCCGTGTCCCCGCTAACCGCGCCCCCACCGCCGACGACCACGCCAAGGTAGCAGTCCAGCGTCGTGGTGCTCGTCTTGGTGATTCCGCCATCGGCGTGCGGCGTGAAAATCTTGGCCGAGCCGATGGTGACCCGGTTGCCGTCCGCATCGTCACTGCCGCGCACCAAATACGAGGTGTTGTTCGTCAGCGTCTCCGGGGTGGCGAGATAGATACTGATCGTGCCGGAGTCCCCCCGCTGCACGTACACCTCGACGAACCGCGACCCCCGCCGGACCGTCAGGTCGACGGTGACGCGCCCGGGGCCGCGCGACTCGGTGAGCCGCACCGTGCAGCACTCCGGCTCATTCCGCAGGATCGACACCGACTCCCAGGCGACGATCGGGCCGTCGATGTCGATGTGCCACAGCTTCGGCCGCCATGCCCCTCCGGTGTAGGAGGCGACCTCCACGCTGGCGGGAGTGTAGAACCGGCCCACCCTGACCAGGCCGTTGGAGACGTACCACTCCTGCGGGTCCATGGCAGCCACCGTGCCCGTCACCTCGCGTCCAGGGAACCCTGTGACGATGCGCACGCGGCCGCGCATGTAGTCCTCCAGCGCGCACCCCCACCGCGGGGACACGCCGGCGGGCACACCGCGGTAGACCGTGATCGGCCCATCCTCGCCGGTGCGGGTCATCGCGCTCGGCATGGTGGGGCCGGTGTGGTAGCCGTAGTGGCCGATCGGCGGCGCGTGCCACCGCTCGCCAGTGAGGCTGAAGTCGTTCTGCCGCACCGCGCCGGTGAGCCTGCTCTCCAGATCCACAGCGGTGTCGGGGCCGTGCCGCGCCAGCGTGAGCGACCAGTCGATGTAGGTGGCCCGGACGACGTCCGTCAGAGTGCTAGCAGCCTCGACGACCGTGTAGTAGCCGTCGCGCTGCCACTTCCGCCCGAAACGCACGGGGACCAGCGCGCCGCGCAGGCCGAGCACCGCCTCGTGCGCCGCGAGTACGTCCTCGCGCTCCGGCGAATTGACGGTGGGCCACGCCTCCCGGCCGCTCATTCGGAGCGTGCCTTCGTCCTCGTCCACCTGCCGCGGCTCGGTCAGGCAGAGACGACCGATGATCACGCGTACTCCGTTTCCAGGGTCCGCAGCCCGTCCCGGATCTCCACCAGGAGCTTCCGGGCCGTCCCCCGCAGGTCACGGAAATCAAGGTCGGCGCCGTTCACAGTCAGACTGAGGCTCTCGACGACGATCCCGCGGCCGCCCTCGGCGACCGGCGCGGCCGCAACGCCGGGCAGCGGCGGCCCGCCGTACACCGCGGCCTCGACGCCGACCGTCGCGGCCGACGCCACCCGCCCGGCGGCCGCCATCACCACGCCGAGCTGCTCCTCCATGCCCAGCGCCAGGCCGCGCGGCAGCTCGCGGCCAATCGCCGCAAAGACCTTGGACGGACTGGCGATCCCCAGAACGCTCTTGGCCCAGTTGGCGATGCTCCCGAACAGGTTTTGGATCTGGCCGACGAGCCAGTTCCAAAGGCTCACGATCCCGTTCCAGAAACCCACCACAAGGTCCCGGCCGGCGTTGTAAAGCAGGCTGCCCATGTTGCCGAGGGCGCCGAGGATCTGGCCGGGCAGGTTCCGCACGAGCCCGACGACGCTGCCGATGGCGCTGGAGACCGCGCTGGTGATGTTGTTCCAGACGCCGCCGAGGAAGCTGACCAGCGAGTTCCAGGCATTGGACCAGAGGGACCTGACGGTGTCCAGGCCGCTGGAGACGACGTTGCGGACGGCGTTGATCGCGGTCGAGATGACGTTGCGGATGGCGTCCCACGCGCTGGAGGCGACGTTGCGGACGGCACTCCAGCCTGCGTCCCACGTGGTGCGGATGCCGCCGAGGATGTTGGCGATGACGTCCCGGATCGCGTTGATCGCGGACGAGATGACGTTGCGGATGCCGTTCCAGGCCGACGTCAGGGCCGACGAGATCGCGTTCCAGGCTGCATCCCAGGTCGTGCGGATGCCGCCGAGGATGTTGGCGATGACGTCCCGGATCGCGCCGAAGATCGACGCGACGAACTGGTAGGCGTTCTGGAACCAGGACCTGATGCCGTTGACCAGGTCAGGGATGATCGAATTGCCGACCAGCTCGTTCCAGAGCCACCGGAACGCATCGATGATGATGTCGATCGCGCCGGTCACGATGTCGGCGACCCACTGGATTGCGGGCACCAGCATCGACACCAGCACGTCGGCCAGCGCGGTGACGATCTGGATGATCGGCGGCAGGATCGTCGTGAGCAGCTGAATCAGCGGCGGCAGCAGAGGCGTCAGGGCGGTCAGGATCTGGCCGAACGCCTGCGCCAGCGCCCCGATCAGCGGCGCCAGGGCCGTGACCAGCTGCACCAGCGGCGGCAGCAGCGCCCCGATCAGCTGCCCGATGAGCGGCAGGATCGGCTGCAGCGCCTGCAGCACCTGCATCACGGCCTGCGCAACCTGGACGAAGGCGGGCAGCAGGCCGCTGATCAGCTGCGGGATGAGCTGCAGGATCGGCGGCAGCAGCGAGCGGATCGCCTCGGCGAGGAACTGCCCGATCTGCGCGGCCAGCGGCGCCACGGCCGCGGCCACCTGCTGGAACGCGCTCGCGATCTGCGGCAGCACCGGCTGCAGCGCACCCGAGAGCGCCTGGATGACCGGCGCGAGCAGCTGGGCGAGCAGCTGCAGAGCTGAGCCGAGAACTTGGCCAATAAGCCCGGCGAGCTGCCCGATCACCGGCAGCAGCGGGGAGACGGCGCTCAGCATCTGCCCGATACCCTGGGCCAGGGCGACCAGCCCTGCCTGGATCTCCGGCGCGGCGAACGCCGTGACCAGCGCCTGGCCGATAACCTGCAGGTGCGGCAGCAGCGCCTGGAGCGCGGACGCCAGAGCCTGCGCCAGCAGCCCGGCCACCTGTGCCACGAGCGGCAGCAGCGGCGCGAGCGCGGACGCCAGGGCCGCCACGCCCTGGGCGATGGCCTGCACGCCCTGCTGCACGGCGGGCTGGGCCAGGGCGTCCATCAGCGCCCGGGCAACCACCGTGAGGGCCGGCGTGATCGTCTGCAGCGCGCCCGCCAGCGTCTGGCCGATCGTCGCCGCAACCTGGGCGACGGCCGGGAGCAGCGGCGCGAGCGCGGCGACCAGCCCGGCGATCGCCTGAACAACGNCGGTCAGGGCCTGATGCAGGGCGGGCTGACTGAACGCGGCGACCAGCGCCTGACCGACGGTCACGAGAGCCGGGGTGACCGCGCCGATCGCCTGGGCGAGCGTCTGCCCGATAAGCCCGGCGAGCTGGGCCACCTGCGGCAGCAAGGGAGCGACCGCCGCGACCAGGTTGCCGACCGCATTCACCAGTGCCAGTGCCCCGGAGTGCAGGGCCGGGCTGGACAGCGCTGTGATCAGCGCCTGGCCGAGGGCGGTCAGTACAGGGGTGACCGCGCCGATCGCCTGGGCGAGCGTCTGCCCGATGAGTCCGGCGAGCTGGGCCACCTGCGGCAGCAAGGGGGCGACCGCCGCGACCAGGTTGCCGATCGCCCCCACGAGCGCCAGCGCCCCGGCATGCAGCGCGGGCTGGGACAACGCGCCGATGAGGGCCTGGCCGAGCGTGACGACGGCGGGCGTAACCGTCTGGACGGCGGCCGCCAGGGTCTGCCCAACCAGCCCGGCGACCTCGGCCAGCAGCGGCAGCAGCGGCGCGACCGCGGCCAGCAGGCCACCGACGGCCTGACCTAGCGCCTGCGCGCCAGCGCTGAGCGCGGGGCTGGCGAACGCAGCCGACATGCCCTCGGCGACCGCAACCAGGCCGGGGGCCAGCGCGGCCAGGGCGGAGCCCAGCGTGGCCACCAGGGCCGCCAGGCCCGGCCCGATCGCCACCGCGATTGCCGCTACGTGTGGGGCGAGGGAGGCGATGACGGAAACCAGGGCCGTGAGGATCGGCACGAGCGCGGCGCCGACCTGGGCCAGCGCCTGGAAGATCGCGACGAGCGCAGCCTGACCCTGCGCGCTGTCGAAAAAGGCGTGGAGGCTGTCGAGGATTCGCCCCAGCGTGGCGAGCACGCCGACGCCGGCGGACTCCGCCGCCCGCAGCACCGCGGCCATGATCCCGCCGAGGTCGATCAGGAGCGCGCCGAGCTGCTTGAGCACGGCCAGCGCGTTGTCCAGCCAGGCCACGGCCCGCCCGGACGCGGCGGCCTCGGACATGAACTGGCCGAACCTGGCGAGCACGTCAGCGAACGCCGGTGCCAGCCCGGCTAGCCAGCTCGCGCCGACCACGCCGAGATCGCGGAATCCGGCCAGCAGCGGCTGCAGGGCGGGAATCAGGGCGGCGACCGACTGCCGCGTCGAGGCGAAGATCGAGTCGATGGCCGCGATCGACTCGGACGACCGGGCAAACTGCACCGCCTCCAGGGCCGCCCGGCCGAACTCGGCCGCCAGCCCGCTGACCCCCCTGTTCAGGGCGTTCAGGACGGGCAGCAGCGACCACATCTGGCCGACCAGCGGCGCAAAGAAGGCGTCCTGAGCGTTCAGACGCAGGCCCTGGAAGGCGCCGTGCATCTGAAACAGCTCGTAAGCAACCTCGCTGGCGGACTCGCTCAGCCCCTTGCCCGCGTCGAGGAACGCCTCCAGATCGCCGCTGATCGCCGCAGCGAAGGCATCCGCGACGCCCGACAGGGCCAGCCGCAGCGTGCCGAGCGCGGCGGCCCCCATCAGGAGGCCGCCCGGGAATGCCGCCACGATGCCGCCCGCCGGTGCGAGTGCGGACGTCAGGGCGACCCCGCTCGCCGCGGCCGACCCGGCGGCCGCCGCGAGCGTGCTTAGCGCTACCGCCGTGGTGGTCGCCCGCGCGCCGGCGGTCGCCAGCGACCCGACCGTGCGGGTCAGGCTGCCGCCCAGACCAGCCAGGCCCGAGGCGGTCCCGGTCACGGCCCTGCCGAGGCTCCCGACGCTCCCGGCGGCGCTCGCCGCCCCCCTGCCGAGGCTGGTCAGATGGCCGCCCGCGCTGCTCGCGGCCCTGCCCAGCCCGCCCAGNGCGCCAGCGGCTCCCCCCAGGGCCGTCCCGAGGCCGCTGGTGCCGCTGCGCAGTGCCGACAGGGTGCTGCGCAATCTCGTCAGCGAGCGGTGGGTGTTGTCCGCCTCGCGGGCGATTCGGCGCAGTCCGGCCGTGGTGCGGTTGACCGGGCGGTCTATGTCATCGGCTAGGACGCCGAGCCTGATCAGGAGGTTCTTGATGCTCGCCATCCCGAACCTCCTCCCGGTACTCACCCCAGCGGGGAAGGAAGTCCTGCAGGCGCGGCTTGCGGCCCCCCTTGCCAGTGCCGAGGGCCGAGACGACGTAGTACGAGATCAGGGCCGCGAGCGCGTCCAGGCGCTGCGGCCCTATGGGTCCGAACACCGCCTCATAGGCGGCCCACTCGGCCAGCTCGCGGGCCGAGAGACGGTGCTCCAGCTCAGCGGCGGTCGTGCCGAGCGCGAGTGCTAGTCGGAAGAGGAGTGCTCGCCGGGGGTTTCGTCGAAATTTTCGGCGAGCTCCTTAACGTCGGACTCGGTCATGCCCGACAGGCGGCACGCGCTCTGGAAGAGCTGCATGATCATCCAGGACGGGGCCTCGCCGAGCTTGGCGGCCTCGTGCTTGTCGAAGAAGGGCGACCCATCCTCGTTGATCGCGCACATGGCGACCAGGCGGGACATCGCCCGCTTGAACGAGACGCCCTTGCCGTCCTTCGACCGGGCGATCGACTCCTGGTAGCTCTCCAGCTCATCCGCACTGAGCCCGCGCATGCGGATCTTGCCGATCTCCCGGCCGTGCGGGTCGACGAGGGTGACTTCCTCGGCCGGGAGACGGCGGCTGGCAGCCCAGAAATGCTCTTTGGTCAGGTACACGTCTTACTCCCTACGAGGCGGGGATTTCCACGTCCTCCGCCGGCTCACGGGTGATCGCGAACTGAATCTGAATGCGTGCGGCCTCACTTTCGCCGACGTTGGCCAGCTTCGAGACCGTGGTGACGCGGACCGGGAAAACGTCCATCTTGCGACCGGGGGCGTCCCCGCCGAGCATGCGGACGATGAACCCCTCGGCGTCGCGGGGCATCAGCTCGCGCACATCCTCGCCAGTGGGGTCTGCGTACAGGGTGAGGCTGGAGTCCTCAGCCGTGATAGCGCCTGGAATGGTCGCAGTGAACCGCGAGGCGCCATCCGGCGTCTGGATCTGCTCGCCGGTGGTGTTCCATCCCTCGGTCGCGGCCAGCTCGCCGGTAAGATCCGTCCCCGCGTCCAGCTCAGCGCGGGTGGGGCTGTGGTAGTCGGCCATGGTGGGCACCCACAGCCACCGGGTGGTGCCCGTGGGCCAGTACCGGTTGACCGGCGTGATGGGCGTTGCAGGCATCGTCATTCCCCCTTGCTGCGCCGCCGCCGCGGCGGCTTTTCGGTGGCATCAAAACGCCCCGGAGACTCCGGGGCCTCGGTCGGCTCGGCCGGGTCCGGGTTCGGCTCCTTCGGCCGCCACCCGGCCCGCCGGTGGTGTTTCACGCTCTGTGCGGGCACCCGCGCCGTCCTGCCAGGCAAATTCGGGTGCACCATCTCTACGTACGTCAGCGCCACTACCCCTCCCGTGTCACCCCCGGAAGCCGGCCTCGCGGGCGGCGTCGCCGACGGCCTGAATNACCTCGCGGTCCGTGGTCTCGAACCAGGGGCGCGCNCCGCGCACGAGGAACGGGCGCGCCGGGTGGGAGAACCACCGTGACCTGTCCCCGAACAAGGGGGCCCTGAAATAGCCGTCCCGGTTGTTGTTCTCGTACGGCCGGGCGTGCGGGGCGCGAAAACGATCTACCTCGATAGCAAGCCCCGGGTTCGTCTTCGAGATGCCGATCTTCAGCCGGGTCGCCCGGGGTATCCGCGTTGACCAGGCCGCCTGCGCCCGGACCGAGAACAGCGC